GAGCCCGTCGCGCCCAAGCCAGAAAGAATTACTGTTGGCAGATCAACAAGTACCTCACCAACACCGCCTGTTGCTGCTATGCCAGTTAGAGATACCCCAACGCCAGTAGTTACTGTTTCGTCTCCAACAGAGCCTGTTGCTCCAAGCCCTGAAACAGCGAACGAAACGCCCGTTCCCTCAACAATGGTAACATCATTGGTGCTTCCTGTCCCTGCAAGTCCAGACACAGAAACGGGGAGTTCTTCTCCCCAGACGCCTTCCCCCCAAGTGCCTCTGCCCCACCCGGTTATATTAGCCATTGTTCACTCAAATATTATGCAATCCTAATAATAGCAGCCGACGAACTTGCAGATGGAAATTGAATAGTAAAATCTCCAGAACTACTCGTCTTGTCAGAGCTAAAATCAAGGACCAATACAGTTGGATCGCCTGACGCAGTATCGTTATAAATCAACGCCCCTCTTGCAGTGAGAGACGAAGACGAAAATGTCAGGTCAGCAAAATCTGTTAACGCCGTTGTGCCACTTGTCGATGGGTCAACTCGCGTAAGAGTCCCGCCACCAGCCGAATATCCAGTTCCAGATATTTCATTGCTTGTTGTATAAGCTGTAGTAGCCGCCGTGAAACTTGCACTATTTGTATACATAGCAAGTTTAAACGTGTTCCCACCAGAGTTCTTAAAGTTGTGAACGCCTTCCAACAATTCTTTCTTGAAACTCGTACACATAAAATTACCGCTAAAGGCCATCACACTCTCCTCATGACATCTGCTAAGTCTTTATATCCCCCTTTAAGGGCAATTTGTACACAACGATCTCTTTCTGAACGCATTGCCATCTTAACATACTCAAGAACAACATTCTTCATATTTCTTTCGAAGGCGTGTGCTTGATCTCGTATAACGTCAGGAGCAGAATCACTGACATTAACAATTTTATTGCAACACAACTCTGTTATTTGCTCACACGATAATCCCCCATCGTTGCTTGTTTGAACAAATACAGAGCTAACAGGGGCTGTTTCAACAGCGTCAAACTTCATGCTGTTTGCCTCATCCCATTCCGATACGAATCGACATTTGTTTCAATAGCTCCATACTGGGTTAAAGACCCCAAAGCCTCTTTATAGCGCTTCTCATAGAAGGCCATGATGTCTTGTTCGCCTTTAAGATAAGTATAAGCCTCAACAAGCGTCCCATATAGAAGCGCTGACTCAGCATTATCGCTTAACCATGTATTAGCATTAGATGAAGAAAGCTGAACTGGCTTCGCTTTATAATGAAGCTCTGTTGAAAAGCTTGAGCTTGTTGCTGGAGCGATTAAAAAGAAATCATCATCGAAGTGTGCGTAAAACCTTGGTGTTCCTGTCGTATCAGAATCTGGGAACGCCTCTCTTATGAAAGACACGTCTTTAGGAATTAAAAATGTATAGACATTCTCTGAGTCTACAACAGCCATAGAATAAGCTCTGTAAAAATCTGTTGGCTTTGAAAGATACACAGAGCCTGCTGTAGCTGTTCCTAACACATTTTTATGAAAATCTGGTATGTCAACGTCATAGAATATACGCTCTTCTGCTTGCCCGATAAACGTATCTATGTTGCTCACAAAAGACGTTTCAGTGTTCTGTGTATACTCTTGAATGGCTGTTTTGAGTTGAGTGTAGTTCATATCATTACATCAGGTTACAATGGTTACAGAACCAACCTGCCCCTCTGCCTGCAAACTCGTCTCTGTAGAGAACCCATAAGCGTCTGCCAAGGAGTTTCTATCTCCAACTGGGTTCCAGTTTGCTGAAGCTGTTGAGGAAGACTCTGTCCTGCTATCTGGCCTAGCCCCAAATAACGCTTGCGGATCATGGACAGGATATCTACCAAGGAAATTTTGCGGATGATCAGGATCAAGCATATCCCTACCAACGCGAATCCCTGTATTTCTGCCATCCTGAACTTCATACACGAGGTCTTTGAGTTTATATGTGAACCCACTTCTGTCGCATATTCCTAATGCATATTTACCCGCTGCATAAGAGGACATTAGATTGTATACCCTCCCGGCGTAATTTGTATGCCTGCCTTAACACGGTCTTCTCCAGCGGCATAATTAAAATGCTCATCATATATCTGCTTGAGCGTAGTTATGCGCGTAAAAGCCTCTGGCTTCTTCATAGAGATATAATAAGCCAATCCAGACGTAAGGGCTGGCAACCATCTCTCAGGGGCGTCGTAATTATTTGTACCGCTGGTGCCTACATCTTCGATACGCTTAATTCTTAAAAAATAAAATGTATACGTCTCTGTGCTATCTGGTATAGGCCACAACGTGAATTGTGGCGAATTTGTGCGTTGTATATATATTTGTAACGGCTTTCCCTGCGTTAACTTATTAGGGATATTAGCAAATGTAGATGGACTTATTCGGCTTAGATTCGAGTCACTTTGATTGCTAGAATCTCCAGAGTTTGTGCGGATGTGATGCTCAATAAAATCTATGGTCCCAGCAGGGAAGCTATATGTTGCTGTCCCTGCTGTAAGAGCCATAGTTCCTTCTTCGATTGTCCAGAGGTTTACACCTCTGTTGATCCACTCAAGCGACATCAGGTCAAGGCTTCTACGGGCTGTTTTTAAATCATACCCGCCGCGCATTTCCACGCCAGCCCTTTCATAGGCTTCCTCGCAGATATCAATGATATCTAGAGTAAAGTTCTGAGTGCCGCTTGTAGCCATTTACTTCTTACCGCGCTTCGCCATGATTTTCTTTTTGCCATTAGCCATCTTCGACCCGCCGCGCATCATCACTTTCTTTTTTGATCCACCGCGCATCATTTTCTTCTTCATACCACGCTTGCCCATTGCCATGATCTTAACTCCTTCTTACTTCCACCAGAGATTGAAACAAGTCGTCACTGAAATAATTATAATACCCAGAACTCTCTAAAGCTACACTAGCCTTATTAAGAAACGAAAGTGATTGCACAAAGATCATCATATAGTCTTCTTCTATGTCAGATTCCCAATCATTATCTGTAAGAAACTCTTCGGTATCCTCGCTAGGTGGGAAGTCAGGATGGAACAACATCAGGTGCATGTCAGATTCTCTGTGCCGCTCATTCCAAAGATTAACCCATCTATCCCAACGCTCATACTTGTTCAGGTTAAAATTAACCCAAATCAATATGTCCTTTTCTTTCGGGTTGAATTTTTTAATAGCGTCTTTGAGGCATGGGATACTGTTGCCCACGACAACATCTACTTTATCGTTTCTCCATGCTGCCTCTGCATATGGACACGCTTTCATGCCGCCCAGATGAGGATTTGGCACTTCAAGCACGTCACGCGACCAAGATCGTATGTCTTGTCTTACAAAGCTTTGCAATAATGGCGGCACATCGACAGTCATTTACTTCTTCTTTTTCGGACGTTTCTTTAATTTTTTAAAATCTGCCCCCGTGATCTTGTCGCGAGGAGGAGCAACTCTGGCTAACTTTTTCTGCTTTGAGCTATATTTTTTGGCTGGCATCTTTCTGTTACCCTTTAACTGACTTTTCATCTGGCCTCTTGTATTTGGCATTTATCTATACCGCCTTGTCTTCTTAGCAATCTTTTTTGGCTGCTTGGCGAACTGCTTGCCTTTCTTTGTCGCTTTTCTTTTTGCTCTCGTTGTCGCCGCATACTCTTTAGAGCTTAACGACTTTATCGCTGCCGTAGGCAAATACCTCTCTCCAGTCGCCTTTGGGCCTTGCGTTGATGGCTTGCCAGATTTAGTTCGCCACTTCTGCTTTCCCCAGCTCTTTAACGACTTTTGAGATTTTTTGAGTGCCATTAGTTTCTGTACCCGCCACCCGCTTTTTTATAACGCTGCGCTAACATTTGGGCCTTTCGGGCGCTCCACTGCCCCGGCTTACCGCCCTTTCCTCCAGCTTTGATTGCGTTAAACATCCTTTTACGCATCGCTGGTTTTGTATAGTTTCCAGCCTCATTAACGCGACTTTTTGATTTTTTCGCTGTCGATTTCTTTTTAGCTGGCATTTAACATCTCCATCTTCTACGCGCTTGCCGCAGCCTGCTGTTAGGGTTCTTCGCAGCTTTAGGGAATTTCTTCATTTGACCAGCACTTCTGGCGCAGTAAGACTTCCGTCTTGCCGCTCTAGCCTTGCTAGGCTTCTTTTCGGTAACAGCCGTCTTCAGCTTACTGCCGGGATTTTGACGACGATACTTTGCAACGCCTTTCTTTGTAAGGCCTGCGCCAGCTTTAGTCGGGCGTTTATGACCACCTTTAATGGTCATGCCCTTCATGCCCGTGCCTTTTTTCCTTTTCGCCATGAGAAAGACCCTACAGCCTCATCACGCATAGTACTTAACGGCCCGAATCACAATCGTATAGGAATCTCCAGACGCCTCTGTTCCCAACGTAGATAAGAGTATATCTCCCGTTGCGTTGGTGCCGTACATTTTCAGGCCACCTACTTTTGAGAAATCTTGATATGTCCAGTCTGGACCAAGACTAAAAGCAACAACGTCTGTATCAGCATCATAGAAAAGCTGGACGCCATCAAATCCGTGGACTGAACCCCATATCTCTTGTATTCGAATTTCGTTACAAGCTTGACCTGTTGCCTTTGCCTGTAATGCTGACACGTCAATCTTTGTGACTTTTGATTCACCAGACGAGTCCGAAAGGTTCGTAAGCTGGACTACAAGTTGCCTCTCACCATCTTCGATGGTCGTCACATTTACAGCATCTGCCATAGCCTACTCCTTAATGACGCCCATCAAAACCAGACGCTTGCGCTCTGCACTCCCCTCTGGGGGCAAGTCTGAAGCAGAAGACTTTTTAGTTGCCTTCTTTTTTGGCTTCTCCTGTACATACGCCTCGTTTACATCTGGTGTAGATGGGTCATCCGCGATGAACTTTCCTGACTTTGTTCGCGCTCGTTTAGCCATCAGTATTCTCCTTAATAGCTAACACCACGATCTTGAGCGACAAGAATGTAATCGATGGACATCGACTTGGTTCCTGTAGCATCACCAGAAATTTCCATAGCCGCTGCTGTCATATTAGCAGTGGGGATATTATCGGTGTGTGTGCCAACTAGCTTACGGTTAATGTAGTACTCAACCCGACTGGTTGTGCCATACGTTGCTACAAAACTTACAGTGACATTGGTGTCATCAGCAAAATCATTAGTAGCAGCAAGCGTTGTATCAGTCTCTGTGCCACCAGACTCAGAGATTAGATGCGGGGTTGCATCGCCATCATCGATCTGGAAGCCAATTCTGTTATCAGCAGCCAAACAGTTCTCTGGATTCGTTGCGAAGTTCTCACAAAGACCAATGAACAAATCCATTTGATCTGCATCAGACATAGAGAAACGCGCTTCGAAATAAAGCTTCTCACCAGCCACACTGGGGAGAGCAAAAATCTCGTTGCCTTGAATAGATGCGCCGTCATTGTCTGTAGTTGCTTGAGACGAGAGCTTAACAAAGCCGCCGACAGTATCAGCCAGAATAGCGGCAGAAGCGCTGCTGTCCTTAACGACTGTCCAATCATTGGTATTGTCTAGAGTTACGCCTGTAAAGTCATCCATGTAGACAACTTGATCAGGCCATGCCGCAATATTGAGCCCCTCCAATGTGGGACGAGCCGAAGAAAACAAGACCGGGCCTGAGAAATGTGTTTTTGCCATTTGGCTTTCCTCCTTACGAAAGGTTTCGCCCTAGAGTCTTCGTAAGCGTCTGCTGGGCCAGTCGCTAGGGCTAATCATCCCAGATATGAGAGGGGAGGTTGCCCTCCCCTCACAATCTTTACGCGCCTCCGGTCCCGAAAACACCACGCCAATCGGTGAAACCGAAAGAGTAGCGTTCACGAACTTTGTAGCGCACATTGCCAGTTTCGAAGTCACCTTCCATGCCCTTCTTCAGAGGAGAGCGTTGGAAGTGCTTCAAGCCATCGGGAACATCCGTCACAATGAAGAATGCATCCGAATCAGTCAGGCGACGCATAACGTGATAGCCTTGGGGCAGATAGCCTCCTTGGCGAATCGCGTTGATGTCATTGTCTGAGGTGCCAGTCCGAAGCTGAGACTCAAGCAATCGTTCTGCCGTGAAAGTATAGGCAGTCGGAATAACCAACATCTGACCTTGAGCGGCGACGCGCAGTCCACGCTCGTCTTTCATGTCAGAAATGTTGATCAGCATTTGCTCAAGAGAAGTCTCAGAAAGATCAGCGGCAGTGGCCAATGCATTCGACTGGTTGCCCGAACGAGTCGGGTGGTCAGTCGCACACAGAGTCTTGCCATCACCACCAGTTACACCAGATCCAGAGAAAGCATTGTTAAGGACATTTGCAGCCTTAATCTCTTTCGTGGAAGCCATCGAGCGAGCGAGAGCTTTAGTATAACGAGAAGCGATTGAGCCATACTGCCCATCCTCTTCAGCTTCTTCTGTGATCGAGAAAGCAAGAGCAATCGTCTCGTGTTGATAGCGAGCCGTCCATTGCTGGGAGGCTGCATCATAAGAAATTGCCGCACCTTCATTTTTTACAGGAGCATTGCCGAAGCCTTCCAAGAGAACATCTTCTTCAAATGCTCTTTGAGAAGTGTTGGCAGAAAAAACCGCTGCAAACTCCTCTGGATAGCGATCGTACTCAAGACCGAAAAGGGTATTCAGTCCAGGCTCGAGCATTTTTGCAAATTGTGCTCTATTCATAGCCATTTGTCACACCCTCCTTAAATGCCAGCACTGTCTTTTAAGAGGTGCTCATTGATAAGCACTTCCATGACAGCGTTTGCGCCAAAGGCATTTTCTGGTGCATCAAAGAGAGCAATGATTTTGCACGTTGCCGCACTATTTGCCATTGTTCCAGAGATTTCAAAACCAGATTGACCAGTGGTCGTTGAACCAGCACCCGCAACAACATCAGCACAGTTGCCGATATTCGTTTGAGCAGGTGATCCAGCAGACTGGACTTTGAAAACAGTGTACGGATCATCGTAAATGTATGCGATGATGTTCGTAGCAACTGTTCCCGTTGGCCAGTACTCGCTGTAG